CGTCACCAACGAATGTAGCTGTACCAGATACAGCAGATTGGTCGTATGTGTAGTCAGTTGCGGCTAGAGCACGTAGGGAACCTAGGATCTCTTGGTCGATTTCAACTGTGATTTCTTGTGCCAAAGCAGCCATGATTTCAGCTTCAACATCCAAACCGTGCATAGACTGAGCGTCTTGAGCGGCTTCAAATGTCCAACGAGCTGACAACTTACGTGTCTTGGCTTCTACTACTTGTTTCAAGATTTGAACGTTGATACGGTTACCTGCAACGCCTTCTAATGCGGCTGTGCTAGTAGCTTGACCAGTAGATGAACTACCAGAGTATGCAACGGCAATTTTGAATGGGCTTAGTGCTTCGTCACCAGCGGCTGCGGATGTACCGTAGCTTGATGAGTCAGTCATGTTGTCAGCGTAACGTACACGTAGTGTATGGATCTGAGCAACTGGGCCTGTCATTGGTTGTACACCAATGATTTCGTTAGCAATAACAGTTGGCATAACGCGACGAATAACTGGAAGAATTACACGGTTAAGTGTAGCTACGTTACCAGCTTGAGTTGCGCCACCAGATGCATTTTCTGCCAACATCTTGCGAGTGTTTTCTAAGATTACAGCCATGGATGTGCGCTTAGAACCTTGTAAGCCTTCTAACAGGGCTTCTTTAGTTTCGCCCCAACGGCTTTCTAATAATTGTTGTGTCATTTTATTTCCTTTTTCCTTTTAGGGTTTAATTAAGCCCTGCTAAACGTTTCATTTCAAACACGTTTGACATTACGTCAGGCGCTTGTTGATTTGTAACGGCAGTTTTAGCAGTTTTATCACCAGTAACTACTGCACGACTTTCTGTTAGCACAGCAGCCTTAGGGGCTGGGGTGTTTACAGAACTGTTGTTCAATACAGCTGGTAGATACTTTTCGTATGCTGACTGTAATTTATCAGTCTGCACACTTTCAAGAAGGTCACGCATGATTGCTGACTTTTCTTTATTCAATGGTTTCAGCATTTCTGCAAGTTTGTCCTTGCGCTCTGCTGATTCCTTAATAATACGAACTTCACGTTCTTTTGATTCAACTAACACATTCTTTTCTTCAATTTTCTGAACTGCTTCAGACAATTTACCAGTTACCAATTCAACTTGTGATTGTAACTGACGGATTTGTTTGTTCTCATTCAAATGAGTACCTGCAAACTCGCTTGCGAATGCTTCAAATAGACGACGACCAAACATGTTTTCACGTGCTGATGTGATGTCTTCTTTTAGTTGAGTCAATTCTGACTCTAACGAACTGGTTACAGCCTCTTTAACTGCGGCGGCAGATTGTTTTACAAATTTGTCTTGTAGTTCAGCTAACTTAGCTTTACCTTCAGCAACTAGACGAACCTTAGTTTCCACTACGGCTTTCTTGTCTGCTTCAAATTCTTTGATTTCTTCTGCTAAAGCACGGATCGTAAACTGTTCAAGTTTGCTGATAGCATTCTCATAAGTTTTACGATCTGCACGTAGTTCTTTGATTTCTTCAGCTAGTTTGCTAACCATGAAATTATTGAACTTACCTGCGCTTTCGACCATGGTGCGTTTGAATGCAACACGATCTTCCGCCAATTGTTGTTTTTCGTCTGCGAACTCTTGTAGTTCAGCAGTGAGAGACTCAGTTACCATTTTGTCTAGAGCTTCAACCATAACTTGCTTGTCATGTTGATAACGTTGAGCAAATTCTTCACGTAGTTCGGCACGAACTTGTTCTTTGGCTTCGGTAATACGAGCTTCCCAAGCTTCAGAAATTTCTTGACGAGTTGCTTCGTTAATAATTCCGTTATCCAACAATGGTTTGATAGCATCTAACATTGGATATTTCTCCTATAGTTTTAAATCTTTGATTAAGCCTTTAACAGCTTCTTTCAGGTACTTCTGTACTTTTTGATCTTGGCTAGCTTCACGTGCTAGACCAAATACTTGTTCACCACCTCGGTAATTCATCAGGCCTTCATAAATTGCTTTAGGATATGCATGAGGAGCACTGGGTTGTGCTACGATGTCTACGGTAATGATTTCAAAATCACTCACGTGTCCACTACTTTCATTTACCTGACCAGATCCACGGGAGCTAACACCCAATTTAACGCCAGATGTAATCATGGCTTCAACTAGTTGTCCCATTGCAGTAGGTAAAATCTTTAATTTACCAAAACCGGCAGGACCATCCATCCACATTTCTGTGATCATATGGCTCACACGATCTAGGTTAATTTTTAAGTCATCTGGATGATCCACTTCGCCTAAAACGGAGTAGCCACCTTTGAGTTGGGCATTGATAGTTGAAACAGCTCGCTCAATTTCGTGAACAGGGTAAACTCGATCGTTGGCGTTTTTGACGCCGCCTTCGATGAATACCCCTCTCATGAAGAGATCTTTTTTCTTCCCGTCAGCTGATTCTGTAGATTCAACTACAATACCAGCTCGGTCAAAGCTAAGATTCTCGCGTAGGTACAAAGCCATTTGTAGTCCCTAATTATTTCTTGCCGGTGTTCTGTACTTGTACAGATTTCTTGGTTACAGGCACAGTACCACTGGTTGTTTGGCCTTCTTTACCATGTTCGGTGCTATATTCACCTTCTTTGGTTTTGAAGCCAGACTTACCAGCGTTGCCGCCTGGTGTGTTTACGTTACCTGATTTGATTTGTTGTGGTTTTGGTGAACTTGGAGCACTTGTACCGTCTTGGTTTTGTTCGCCACCTTTGGCCGATACAGCAGTACCGCCAAAATCAGCACCAGGACCTGTAATAGACTTGCCATTTATACTGGTTTTCTTACCAGCGGCACCTACTGCATCACCTTCGCTAGAACCTGTTAGATTCATGTCTTGAATCTTGTCAACATATTCGCGCATTAGTTCGCTTGTGGACTTGCGAGATTCATCAGCTTTTTTCTTTTCGTCTTTTTTAGCGAAAGGATTGCCTTTTTTCTCTTCTTTGTCTTCTGCCTCTTCGTCGTCGCAATCTTCAGCTTCGTACATTTCTTCAGCCACTGGTGGTTCTTCGTGATGCATTGGTTCTGCATGATCCATGCCTGGCTCTTCGGCTGGCATGTCGTCACTGCCCATGATTTCATCAAATTTGGCTAGTAGTTCATCTAGCTTGGCATCAATGTTCATGACCTTGTCATCTATATTGTCTTCTGTTGGCTTTGTATTGGCATCATCGGCTGGAAATGAGCCATCTGGTGCGCCATCTTGATCGTCATCGCCATCAAGAGTAAATTCGTGTTCTGGTTGGTGATCATCATCTTCGTCTTCGCCCACTTCTTCGTGGCCAATTTCTTCTTCCATGTCACCAATTTGGTCACCGTGAACCATTTCGTCCATGTTCTCTTCTTCCATGATAGATTCATAGATATCGCGGGATTTTTCTACTACGATGTCGTGAAATAATTCACGAGCTTTTTGATCTTCATCATTAATGATGTATTCAATTAATTTCTCAAACTTGTTCATAAGAACTCCTTAATAAGTGGCTTTGTAATGTTATTTACACAAAACTACATATATTAAGGGTTAAATGGGCTGTTTTTGACTGAGTCGTCGAAGATATACCAAAAAAATATGGTATTATTAGATTAATACTAGAAGTATTACAAGGCTGGACCGGCACCTTCAACAGGTACTGCATACTGCTTTGCCACCTGTTCTAGTTTCTTTTCGTGCTCTACTTTACGCACATCGTGGCTTTGGCGTAACTGATTTAGATGTGCCAATGTGAGTCTAGTCTTGCGGCTGTCGGTCATTTTGAGCGTAGAATTATCATCTTTTGCATCATGATAACCTTCGGGTGCCGGATCAAATAGTTCTAAAATAAGCATAGTATTACTATTTACCCTTTTGGCTGTTAAAGTGCCGGGGTTGGTGCGCCTATCCCGGCAGCACCATCTGCTCCAGGTGCACCGCTTAGGTCAGCCGCACCGGTGTCAGCCGCACCGGTGCCTGGGCCTAGTCCTTCAAGATCACTTTGAATACCACCCGGGCTTACTCCTACAGTACGCAGGCCTGGTGCATCAACTGGTGCTGTTTCCACATCACCTTTTTCTTCAGCCCATGACATTTCGTTTTCTGTAATTTCTTGTTCAGTCATGCCCAAATAACGCTTCATTAACCAGCGTTTGCTCAGGTAAGGGTATGCTTCCAGCTGTGTAAATGTGGCAATTCTAGCACTATCTATGTCAGCTTGACGATATTGTGCAAAGTTTTGTGGTGGATTAAACTGTAGATCAAACAGGCTTCCGTCAATATTAAAGCCTCTCCAGCGCATGAACAGCTTGAACTCCAAGTCCAAACGGTCAGCAATCATAGACTGTAAACGCAAGCAATACTGATTAAAACGCCATTCTTGAATCAATGCTGTGCCCACACGACCGTCTGTGTAGGCCGCTGTGCCATCTTCGGCTGTGGTTGGCAAATAGCTGGATGGAATACGCAGGCCACGGAACAACTTGTTGGTAAAAAAGCGCAAGTCTGTTATTTCACCCAGGTTAGCACCGCCCGGCAACACGTCAACAGTGCTTCCACGTCCGTCTGCTGTGGTTGGGAAAAAGTAATCCTCATTTGTGCTTAGAGGATTGTATGTGGCATCCATCATGTTGGCATTGTGATTGCCTGAACCACTTTGTGTGGGAATACGACGTTGGTGAATTTCGTTTTTGATGCGCTCAACAAAGGCCATGGCCATGTGTGAAGGCATGTTGCCCACGTCAATTTTGAAGATTCTGCGTTCCGGAGCACGTTGCACACGATAGATAATGATCGAATCTTCTAGTAACTCTTTTTGTTTGAACACTTTGAAAATGTTTTCTAGTACCGAATTACCAAATGGCCAAAATACATCCAGTCCTTCGGTCAAACTCACATGAACAATGTGTTCGGCATTGATAGGAGCTTCATTCTTGGCATGACTAAAACGACTTCCGCCGCCAAATGGTGTTTGTGGTTGTACATACGCACCGCTGGGGCCACCTGTTTGCGGATGATTGGTATAGGTGTCTGTGGTTGCCACTGCTGTGGCAGTCAAGTTTTGGAAGTTGGGGTTCAAGTCCTTGATCAAGTACTGCTCAGGCTTTTTGCCTTCGCCTTCGTTCACTATGACTTTGGTAACCTTGCTCATTTCTGTCCACATCAACTTGAAGTTTTCTGGATCACGAATGAACACCTGGTCACCGTACTTTAAGGTGTTACGCACAATTTTAAATGCACGTTTGTTTAGTTCGTTCAAGGCCACCCATTGCTGTAGCTGTTCTTTAAGTATCTTGACTTCGTTGTCACTGGGAGTTTCTTTGAACTTTAAGGTAAATGCTGTGTGGTTTTCTTCGTTCTTTTGAGTCATGAACTCGGCAAGAATATCCAAGGCCGCATTGACTTCTGAGTCCATGTCCATTTGTTCGTATTGGTTGTAACGCTCAACTCTGTTTGGATGTCCAATATAAACTTCAGGCAACTGGCTTTGATAGTTACGCATGCCGGGATCAGCAATGCGTCCGCCGCCCAGGGGGCTGATGTTACTGGGTAAGTTACTGGTTTTAAAGTATTTTTTCCAACCGGCCATATGATATTCTCTGTTATGCTATATTTATAGCCTGTTAGGCAACTGCCCTATGTATTTTTTCCGAAGTGTCTAGATGATCTCTAGTCAAATCAATTAGCTCTTGTAGTTTGGTCACCATATGTGTGTTGTCCATGCTTACTGGAATAGTACGTCCATCTGGTAATGGCACAAATGCTTCTGGGCCAGCTTCACCGCCAATTGCAGGTTTGTTAGAAATACCGCCTAGTTTTTTCATTTCTAAATGAATATGATCGCCGGTGGACTTACCATCACCCTTTTTTTCATACTTTGCACTGATCCCCGAAATCAAACTTGATATTTCGGTGGCCATTTTTTCATTCATACCAGGAATATTAACATCTGCTGCCTTACCTTTGGTATGTAGGCTACCTGGCGCATTCTGTTGATGCCAAGCATCATTAAATGCATTAACTATCAACCCTGGATATTTCTTGGACAACTGCTGTACAGCATCAACTATTCTTTGTTCTGCTGGACCGCCTTGAACTGCTTCGAGGGGATATTGTCCTTGAAGATTTAATCCACCATAATTGGTTTGTTTACCACCGTTAATGCCTTCTGAAGTTGCAGCCGGTCCTCCAAAAACTGGCTTAACTGTTTTATCCCCTGCTACCACTGCTTCAAGGAATTTTCTTCCGCCAAATGCATCTATGTCTCGTTGATAACCGCTGTCAAGAATATTCTTGGCTTCATTTTTACCAATGCGCCCACTAATTACTTCATTACGTGCGGCAGCCGCACCGGCTGATGTTTGCATTGACTGTATAGCATTATTGCTGTTAACATTATTTGTCTTGGTAGGATTTTCTTCTTCCATCATCTTTAATAATTTGTCAACGGCTTTTGTAAAGGTAGCAACTGCTGTTCCAAACAGTGGAGTAAACTTATCAACAAGCATTTGGTTAATTTTAAATAAATTTGAAGCCAAATCGGCAGCATTTTTCAAGTTGTCTGCTGTTAACTTGTCCATTTGCATCTTTAATTCATTTTGCTTTTCCAGTAGTTTGGCGTACTCTTCAGCAGACGATTCGCCTTTGGCATCTTTTCTACGCTTTAATATTTCTTTATCAGCGTCAGCCAAATTATTACGCAAACTTCGCCCGGCGTTCAACCCTTGTGTTAGTGTGTTAATCAACTTGACCACATCGTCACTTGTTGCTCTAGTTAAACTTGCTGTACTGGTTCTTAATTTATTTTCTTCGTCAATACGACCTTTAGACGCTTCAATAATTGCGTCTCGGCGTTTGATAAATTCTGCTTCACCTACACCTTTTGAATTTTTTGCTAATGCAACCAACTGTTCAGTTACTGTGATTGCTGTGCCACCAAATGCTTTTGTTTTTAGACCAACTTCCGAAATGACTTGTCCATTCCTTGCAAAAAATTCTGCACCGTATTTGTCAAACGTTGGCCCTAATGTTGCGCCAACAAAACTTAAAGTTTTGGCTATACGGTCAGCAACTGTTTCGTCTCCTAGCCCTACTAACGATGCTTGATAGTCGGCCATTTGCTGGCGCTCATCTTCTTCCTGTTTCAGGCGGTCAGCACTTATACCAGTTAGCTCAGTCAAGTCTTTTAATCTATACAGGTATTCCTGTGCACCTGCGTTTAACTTTGCACGATCCTTGACTGTGTCAAAACCAGCACTGGCCGCTTGTGCGCCAAAGCGAGCAAGTGCTTCATCCACTGCCTGGTAACTGCCGTACATGACCAACAACTGTTTGTTGTTGTCTGTGACATTTTTGCCCATTTTTGCAACCTGAGCAGCCGCACCTTGTAGGCCACCACCCATCTTGGATAGATCTGCCGCACTGGTTGTTACAAATTTTGTATAATACTCCAACGACAGGCCGCCCTCAACTGCGGCCTTACGCATGCCTTCTAGGGATCCGCCAAATGTCAATCCAGTTTTACTCAGGGCATTGTATGTGTCCACATAACGTTGGGAATTTTCCAGTTGCATCTGCATGACTTTGGTGGTAATATCCACTACCAAAGCAGTTGCTTTGTCTGCGGCACTGACCATGCCACCAATGATTGGAATTCCACTAAATGCTGTAGAAACTACGTCTGTGATTGCTTTGACTGTATTACCCAGTAATCCTAATGTAGCAGATGCTCCTGTAAATGCACCTTGAGAAGTATAAGCGGCCTGTGCAGAATCTAATGCACCTGTGGCAAAGTTTTTCAGGCCGCTGACTGTTTTTCCTAGAGCATCTGCAATGGCCTTGCTACGCTGTTCTTCTTTTGCAATAAGATCTTCTTCTTGCTTGATTCGTTTAAGCAATACTTCGGCGTCTTCTTTGCTGATGGCCAATGCTTTTGCCAGCTGAGCAATACGCAGTTCTTCGGCCTTTTTCAACGCTGTAGCAGATTTGGTGTTGGCACCCAACACTGATGTATACGTACCCAGTACATCGGATAATCGTTGTTGCATTTCTTCTGGTGTCATTACCATATTTTAATCTTAGCCGTTATTGATACTGATAAGTACAGTATATCAACTATTTATGGAGTTTAAAATATGAGCAGTTTATCCGCCAATCCATTATCAAAACACTTTAGACAACCTGTACTGTACTTAAAATTGCCCAGTAACGGGCGCTGGTATCAAGAAGGGTCGTTGGATTTGCCAGTGACTGGTGAAATTCCTGTTTTTGCAATGACAGCACGAGACGAAATTACATTTAAAACTCCCGATGCGTTAATGAACGGTGCCAGTACTATACAAGTCATCGAAAGTTGTTGTCCATCAATCAAGAACGCATGGAAAATGCCAGCAGTGGACCTGGATGCTGTGTTAATTGCCATCAGATTGGCCACTTACGGCAAAGAACTAGAGTTCACAGGCGTGTGCCCAAGTTGCGGAACCAAAAGCGAAAAAGTGCTTGATTTGTCTGCTATGCTGGATCGTGTGGTACCGGCCAATTGGACCACACCGGTGCAAATTGACAGCATGGAAATTATTTTAAAACCCCAGTCCTACGAAGATTTTAATAAAAACAATCAAATGAAATTTGACGAACAACGCATTATGCAAGTGGTACAAAATGACGAAATGGACGATGAAGAAAAGACTGCTAGATTTAACAAGGTATTCCAACGCATAATTGAAACCGGCATTAATCAAGTTAGCAAAAGCATTGCTGGTATCAAATTAGAAGATGGTACTGTGGTCGAAAATCCCGAGCATATCAAAGAGTTCCTAGAAAATTGTGAACGTACTGTATGGGAAGCTATCAAAGACAAACTGGATGAAATCAAATCAGCCACAGATTACAGCAATATCACTTTGACCTGCGAAAGCCCAGAGTGTACCAAAGAGTTTATAACACCTTTTGTGTTTGAGCAATCAAATTTTTTCGGGTAAGGCTTTTGACATTGTCCAATGAAGAGATTGTTGAGTGGTTGGACACACTTGACAAGGATGCAAAAGCCATTAAGAAAGAACTCTTTTCAATATGCTGGTACATGAGAGGCAGTATCACTTACGATGATGCAGTTATGCTTTCTTACGAAGAACGTAACATGATCGGCAAGTTGATCAAAGACAATCTTGAAGTGACTAAGGAATCAGGATTGCCATTCTTTTAAGACTTACTGCGTAAGTCTATCTATTTCGCTAAAGCTCATAGATCGTTTTCTTCTTAGAACATTTGTTTAGAAGTATTGTTGTTTTCAAGTATTATCCAGATTAATTGGTCACACTTTGCCCGCACAGGGCAAAGTCTAGATCTGCATTATCCGAGTAGCACAGTCACTTAGCGTTACAACATTACAGAGGCGGTTGTCCGGTACCTCGAGTTGCGTCTTTTCACAACGGCGGATTAATACATATACGCTAACATACGCATTAACCGTGTGCTATCACTAGCACGTCTTTTAGCCTTACATAGTTCTTCAAACAATCAAATCGCGGCATTTAGATAGCGATCGTCATCCTTGCGGGTAGTGATTGAGTACTCTTTTACAGCGAAGAGATTTCCGTCCCAGTGACCCGAGGTCCTGTTGTCATAGGCGCATGAAGTTTAGCCTGCGCTAGCCCGTTACTGTATGATTTTTAAGTAGACTTGTTGTCTGAAGAACTAGATCTTGTTGATAATGTGTGAGCCATGTACACGAACTTGTATGTGTCCGTTATAATAATCGTCTGTTTCTAAAACTCTGCGAGCAAATTGTTCTCTCGCTTCAATATAACTGCATTCTGATTTTGATCGACAATAAAAGAGTATTTCTCTGCTAAAGTTTTCAACGCCCAGTGCCAACACATCTTTTGTTAGTTCTGGGCTAGAGCCATAATATGTTTGCCAATCTGAATCTGTTTTACCTCGAATCTTCTTGCGCTTCTTGTTACCATTTTTTAGTTTGACCATTTTATAAGTGGTCTTGCTAAATTTTGCTAATTTTTTGCCAATATACTTCCTGCCAGTCTGTTTATTTGTGATCAAATAAACAAAACCAACACAATCTTCGGGTAAGGTTTCTACTTGAGAGTTTTCGTAAATCCATGACATGCATAGTAATTATGACAAACATGTAATATCACAAATTTTTCTCGTAAATCCAACCCAATTGCTGTGTTTGGTGTAACCAAGTAAATATTGGAGTAGTAAACTCCAAAGTCCACTCGCCGTTCCAGCTCAAATAGTTACTGTGTGACTTAGGTCTACCCACCGGAGTGTACACGGCCCTGTATAAAAAATCCTTGAATTCGTAGCCTTCTATGGTGATTTGTTCTACAATGATGGCCTTGTCGGCCAGTATTTCGTTATCGTTTACCACAGTATCGGTATCAACTTTATTGGTAAACCCAACACCGATGCTGTGTGCGCCATCATCCAAGGTGACATCAAAATTATAAGTATGTTCTTCTTTCAATATGCCCTCGTCTTGTAGCTTGTTGTCCATGGCAAGATAAAACTCTGGCCAGCGATCAGCATAACCAACGGGCTTTAGTGTTATTGTAAATTGTAAACTAGTAGCCATTTGATTCAAAATACTGTTGTAACATTGGAAAATTTTTAACCACGCTGTTATTACGCATACTGTCCAGTTGCTTGAATTTTAACACACACTCAGCTGCCAGGTCTGGATCTTGATTGCCTAATGCCACACTGGCCAAGGCCGCATGTGTCTCTGATATCAAATTTTCTATCACGTGTGCTTGATTTCTAAAGTTGGTCAAACCCTTTATTCGAGATTGTGACAGTGTGGTGTATCTGCTGAGTTGCACTTGAAATTCTGTTTGTAAATGTATTTTTACCGAGTCGGGCAACAATCTAATCTGTTGCCATGCAGGATCTGTAGCAAAGTAACTGTCAATTAAAAAGTCATTGTCCAAACACCAATCAATCAGCTGACTATAGTAATTGATAGTCAATAGTGTAGGAACAGTACGCACCACAAACGCAACGTTTTCCGGAGCATGATCTTTAAAATGAGCAATGTTACTTAATAAGGTATCGATATCACTACCATAACGAACATAATCGTTTGAGAAGTTTACAGTTTCTACACTCATTCCAATTTCAACTCGCTTGAACCGAGCCAATTTGTCCCACAGATGATCTATGTTGTGCATACAGTTAGTAGTAAAACTAAAGCTGAAGTCAGTGCGGTCATTGGCAACAAACAGATCGATAAGTTGATGAAACCGCTTGTTAATAGTGGGTTCTCCGCCAATGATGTGCAGGCTGACCAGATCGGTGGCCAGTAGCGTAGAACAAAAATTGTCCCATACCTGTTGATCGTCTGTCCAATTTAATCTACGCGAATCCTTAATCCACCCCAGTGCTTTGTAATCATTGGCCAGTTTAAAACTGCTGTTGGGACTACACATCACACAGGCCAAGTCGCATTCGTTGCCTAGACTCAAATGGTAACTGACAGGTCGAGTAACAGTAGCGCCATCATTGGCTAGGCTGTATTCAAATGCCGCACGATGCGGACTTTGCTCAAAACTCTTGTAAAAGTTACGATCATAAAACAACACACTCTTTAGATTTTCTTTAATACGCTTGCTGTGGCTACCCAAGCTGTCCTGATGCTGACAAACCCCGCAAGCAGGATTTGGTGTATCGCTCATCTTTTGTAATCGCTCATCACGTAGCCTGCGACTTTGCCAATAATCTTCCACAGGGTAGTTCTTGATATTCCACTCTTGGCCTGCATCTGTTTGTGTGATTAGCTTGCTCATACAGCCACACAGATCGTAGCTACCATCATGATTGATGTGTAGCTCGTACCAGGGAATGTTACAGAATATATCTTTATTGGGCATCTCTACATTTCAATTTACAAATTTCTAAAGGTGCTATCTCAAAGCGAGTCAGCAGTTCGTTCCATAGTGGATCATCTATTATTTCTTTTAGTGTACGTGTCTTGATACTTAATCGATCTCGGTACTTGTCTACAAAATCATTTTCCAGGTAGCCTGAATTAAACCAAGGGCACGGAAATACCAACCCGTCCACGTTGATAAACATTTCTTTGGTCCAGTTAGCGCAACGGGCCCACGGATGCCTATCTACCACACGGTGCAACACCATTGGAACATGTTTGGTAAACACACTGGTATGCACTTCGTATTTGCTAGTCTTTGCAACATACCCACGTATGGGCTTCAATGGGTCAACTCCGTTGACAGCATACATGCCATCAAATTTGCTACTAAGCACAGCGTCAAAGGTATCAAATTCTAGTTCACGTGCTAGATCTTCTATCCAGGGCATCTTGTCTTCGTTGAATTTAAAGTAAATGGCTGACCAGTTCATCGAACACGAGCTGGCCTTACGCAAGGCACGAGCACCTGCAACGATGCTTTCAAAGTTGCTGTTTACTCGATACTGTTCGTTGCTGGCTTGGTTCCACCCGTCAATGCTGAATGTGACTTTGTCATTGATGTGCAGTAACGATCCTAGTTCGGTCCACCATTCTGCGGTTTTATAACTGCCGTTGGTCACAATGATCAAACTAGTATTGTGTCTGGCAGATTTAATGTATCTGACAATTTCTAAAAAGTCTTTGGCATAGATAGGATCGCCTATATCACCACAAAAGGTTATTTCGTGTATGTCTTGTAGCACGTCTCGAGTAAAAGCACGTTGAAACTCCAGTAGAGTAATTTCTCTATTGACCAATTCTGGCCGTAACTCCGTGCGCGGACAGCGCGGACATTTTAGTGTACACTTGCTACTAATCTCAATGTGTATGCGATTGTGATTAAGTAATTTCGATGTCGGTGTTGTAACTAGTAAATCCATTTTCTTTAACCACATGTAGTGTGTTGTTTACACGCCCGCTGAGTTCATCTTTGTGTGACACCAACCAAATACTCTTGTTGCTTTCTCTACTCATCTTTTTAAGTATAGCTAAACTGTTTTCAACACCTGAACTGTCCATGCCCGAATCAACCAGTTCGTCAATGAACAAGAGATTGATTGGCTGATATAAACTTTCCCATACATCACGGAATGCCCAACTCAATGACAAGATCAAGCGATTGCGTTCACCACGACTCAAATTATCAAAGTCTAAATCTCTACCTAGTTCTGTGATGCTGGTAGTTAAATCGTTGTTGAACTTGATGGTATGTGGCAAACCAATGCGATCCAGGTACTGCCCTAATCTGGCATTCAAGTAACTTAGGTTCTGATCAATGATACGCTTACGGATAAAGCTATCTTTGTTGGTTAGCAGTTTTAACAAAAACTCTTGATGCTCTCGAAT